GCAAGGGTGTGCAAAATAGTAAGACTCGTTTACTTAGGTTGCTTGAATTAGTACAAAAAAGAAGGAATCCAATTACAGGCGAAGATGAAGATTTTACTGTACTTGAATTGATGGATATGCAAATGATTAGCAAAGCATTGAAAGGCGACCAAAGAGCATACGAGGCAGTAGTTGATAGATTAGAAGGTAAACCTAAACAAACAACCGACATAACCGCTGACATAAAGGGTAATGTGCAAATCACAATAGAACCAGATGCAGATTGTCAACCAATTAAAGATTAAGGCTACTCCTGTCTTCTATGCTAATAAAAAGGCATACGAGGAAGGTTATCCTATAATATGCAATGAAGGTGGGTCAAGATCAAGCAAAAGCTATTCGGTTGTTCAGTTGCTAATCCACATAGCTTTAACCAAGCCTAATACAAGGATTTCGTGCGTTTCACATTCATTACCACATATTAAGCGTGGTGTTTATAGGGATTTCAAAAACATATTGGAGCAATGGAACATTTGGGATGAAAAGGATTTTAGGTACACGGATTTTATTTATACGTTTAAGAACGGCTCTTACATAGAATTGTTCGGTCTTGAAGACCCAGATAAAGCAAAAGGACCAGCAAGGGATATACTATTCGTAAACGAGGCTAACCTAATTAGTAAGGCTTTGTTTGACCAGCTTTTAATTCGTACTACTGGACAAGCATTCTTAGACTGGAATCCAGCAGACTTTATTTCTTGGGTATATGAGGTAGCAGACAATCCAAATAATAAGCGCATCCATTCTACCTACCTAAACAACATCTCAAACCTTAGTGAAAGCCAAATAAAAAACATTGAGCAATATAAAGATTTACCGGATGACTTTATGTGGAAGGTTTACGGATTAGGGGAACGAGGGTCGGCAAAAGAAATTATTTATACTCAATGGAAACAATATGACGAAGCACCAGATGGGGATGTATTCTATGGATTGGACTTTGGTTATGTTCACCCAGCTGCTTTAGTTAAGGTTACGCACTATGAAGGACAAAACTACTTTGAGGAAATAGTTTATCAAAGCGGATTGACTTTAAGCGACCTATCAAGATTGATTAAAGAAAAGCTACCAGAACGAGCTACAATCTATGCGGATGCTGCCGAGCCTAAATCTATTGAGGAACTTTACCGACAAGGCTTCAATATTAAACCAGCACAAAAGGATGTATGGGCAGGGATAGTAAAGATGAAATCTTATCCAATAAACTTACACTACAATAGCAAAAACCTAAGAAGGGAGTTTATGTCTTACAAATGGAAAAAGGATAAAAACGATAACGTAATAGAAGAACCTGTAAAGGCAAATGATGACTTGATGGATGCTTGTAGGTATGCCGTGTTTACACATTTAACCAAGCCTAAATTTGAGGTGTCGGTATTTTAGGATAAATTGTCTAACTTTGTTAAAATTCATATATAATGGGATTACTTGACTTTTTTACTAAAAGACAAAAACTATCAACTGTACTACCACAAATTCCTTTTAACGGACAAGTAGCAATACAACAAGGAATAATTACTTGGCAAGGTGGCGATAACATTAGTTTCGTAAATGATGGTTATTCAGCAAATGACATAGTTTATTCAATCGTTAAATTAATTGCGGACAAGGCAAAACTTGCTCCATTCCACGTTTACAAAGTAGTGGATGAAACTTCTGCAAAGAAATACAAGGCTTTAATGAGCCAACCAGATAAGATTGAGAACTGGAAAGATGTTGAAAAGCTACACAAGAAAGCGTTTGAATTATATACAGGTGATGCAAGATTAAACGAGTTATTAAAATACCCTAACCAAGAAGATACCTTTGGCGATTTCGTTGAGGCTTGGTGTACTTTTAAATTGGTTACAGGTAATTCTTTTGTTTACGCAAAGATGATTGAAGGTGGTAACAATAATGGTAAGCCTTATGAAATGTACGTGCTTCCTTCTCAATATATGTACGTGTTAGCGGACATTCAAAACTTTCCTCCAACGATTAGCGGTTACCAATTAAATTATGGTCCTTTATGGAACTTTACTAAACAAGAAGTACTACAAGATAAATACATAAACTTACAATGGAATACAACTGGGAATCAACTATATGGTCAATCACCATTGATGGCTGCTGCGAAAAACTTGACTCGTTCAAACGAAGCCAAGACTGCAGCGGTTGCTTCTTTCCAGAATGGTGGTCCAGCTGGAGTTCTTTTTATGAATGATGATAGGTTTGACCCTATTAGTGGAACACAACAAGCACAAGCACTTAAGAGAGCAGTAAGCGAAAAAGGTGGCTCTGCTAACTTTAATTCAATTGCGGTTAGTGGCTACAAAGTAGACTGGAAACAAATCGGATTAAGTCCTGTTGAATTAGATATCATTGAAAGTGAAAAGTGGGATATGAAAGCACTTTGTAATATTTACGGAGTACCATCTCAATTATTAAATGATGCTGACAACAAAACTTACAACAACCAAAGAGAGGGTGAGAAAGCATTGACAGTTCGTTGTGCTATTCCTTTGTTAGTAGGTATTAGAGATAACTTGAATAGAAAACTACATTCTGATTGGGGTTATCGTGGAACTGATATTTATGTTGACTTTGACCCAACTGTTTATAGCGAATTAGAAGCAAACAAATCGGAACAAGTTGAATGGTTAGATAAGGCTTGGTGGATTGCACCTAAGCAAAAGATGGATATTATGGGATTAGAGATTCCACCTTACATAGACGAAGCAGAAATGGAAAAATTATACATTCCTTCAAGTTTACAAAGTCCAGATGAATTTCAACCATTAACGCTACCAAATGAATAGTCAAGAGATCATAGACAAGTTATTTGATTTAAAGGTTGACCTAAAAGCCGACCTTCAAGAAGTTATTGATGAAGTTTACGCAAAGTATCACGAAACAGTAAATATGTCTTATTCCGAGTTAAAGGCTTGGAGTGAAACTAAATGCTCACGTTTAGCATCATTAGATAGAAGTCCAGTAAATAGGAACTTAAATCTATTGAGTAAGAAAAAAGCTGATTGGGGTGCAAATGAAGTTAAGTCTGCAAACAGAACCATTAGCTTTGTTAGTAGAATGAAAAATATGGAGCAAGGCAAACCTGTAAACAAAGAGTGTCCATCTAAAAGGGATATTTCCTTAAAGAATTGGGCATACAATCCTAACAAATGATTTGGCAAGATTATAGAAAACTATATTTAAACGCAATAAAAACCTACTCACCTAAGTTCAAGAAAGAACTACAAAGGCAAGTGGATACTTATTGCAATACCCAAGATTTAAACGCTATAAGCGATAAGAAGATAAAAAAGACCATCCAAAACGTTCATATTGCAATGGGCGTTAAGATGGCACAAATTTCCGAAAAGAACGTTTCTAAGTCAGTAAAAGGTTATTTCGGTCCAGAGGAATTTAAGAGTAAGCAAACGGACTTGTTTACTTATGTGATGTTGACTTACCTTGAATTAAAAGGATTAGATAATATAGCAGCCGAAATAACACAAACAACAAAAAACCAAATTCAACAATACTTAATTAAGTCTGTTGAAGAAGGATTGACAATACCGGAAACAATCAAGCTATTGAGAACGGCTGGGATAACAGATTACCGAGCAGAGATGATAGCAAGAACGGAAACAGGTAGAGCAGCGAATATTGGTTCAATGGTAGGCACGGCTTCAACAGGTCTTGTAACTATGAAAGAGTGGATAGCTGCAAGGGATAACCGAACAAGGAGAGTGCCACGAGATATGTTTGACCATTATCATATGGATGGAATAAAAGTAGCTTACGATGAAAAATTTAATGTTAAGACTAAGAACGGAGGTTTTGAGCAAATGTTACATCCTTGCGACCCAAGTGGAAGCGCTGGCGATGTTATCAATTGCCGTTGTACGTTAGGTTACGAAGCAGTAAGAGGAACAGATGGAAAGCCAAAAAGGTTGCAAGATAACCCACCAACGGGCGATATGGGGTTGGTATGGAATCTAATAAATAA